AGTCCTGAAACAAAGGTTGGTAAGATTTCAAATTGGGATGCAGAACAATATATCAAAGGTGAGGAAGTTATATATAAGTTGAAGGGCAAAGATGGTGATGAATACGAATACAACCGTCAGGAACTAGCAGATGTTATTAAAGATAGTGAATTAGGTGTAGCAGCTAATGGAGTTCTTTATATGCAAGATAAACCAGGTTTAATTGCGGACATTCTAAATACATGGTTTAACAAAAGGGTTGAATATCGTAAATTAGAAAAGAAATATGGTGAGGAGAAAAATACCGAATTATATGAGTTCTATGGTAAGAGACAACACGTTCAGAAAATCCTTTTGAACTCAATGTATGGTGTATTAGGTTTACCAGCATTCCGTTTCTATGATGTGGATAATGCAGAAGCAGTAACCCTAACAGGACAAGTCGTAATTAAAAAGACGGCTGAAATGGCAAATAGAAAATATTGGAAAGAATTAGGAACAACGGATGACTATAATGTTTATATTGATACTGACTCAATTTATATGATGGCAGAACCTTTGGTAAAACATAGATACCCAGAATATAAGACATTTGATGAAAAGAGAATGGCAGTTGAGGTGGACAATATTGCAACCGAAACACAAACATTCTTAAACTCATTTTATGATTTATTGGCAGAGAGATTTTTCTTTATCCCAAAAGACAAACATAGATTTGAGATTAAAAAGGAATATATCAGTAAAGCAGGATTTTGGGTAGCAAAGAAAAGATATGCACAATGGATGATTTTGAAAAACGGAATACCATGTGACAAACTAGATGTGAAAGGATTGGATGTAGTTAGAAGTTCATTCCCTAAAGCATTCCAAAAGTTTATGTCTACAATGTTGAAAGATATTCTAATGGGTAAAGACCATGAATACATAGATGACACCCTATTGACATTTAAGAAAAGTTTACCAACACTACCTGTAAATACAATCGCAAAAGGTGGAGCATTAAAAGAATTGAGTAAATATGATAAGGGAAATTGGAAATCAGGAGACGCAGTAGCAAACTTTGAGAAAGGAACACCTGCACACGTTAAAGCCGGAATAACATACAATAGATTATTAAAATTCTTCAATTGTCCATATAAGCATGAACCAATTAGAGATGGTGATAAAGTAAAGTGGGTATATCTTAAAGACAACCCATTAGGATTAGAAACAGTTGCATTCAAAGATTATAATGACCCAAAGGAAATTATGGATTTTGTGGAAACCTATGTGGATAGAAACAAAATATTTGAAGCAGAATTAGAAAACAAATTAGATGACTTTTATAACGCATTGAAGTGGGATAAAGTCACCGCAGACACAAAAACCGCAAAAAAGTTTTTTGCATTTTAATTATGAAAGGATTAAAGTTTTGGAAACCATTAACATTTGATATTGCAACATTCAAATGGAGGTTACATGAAAGAAGAAATAAAGAATTTATTGGAAATGGTTCCGATAAAGGAAAGGCCACATACAATTTTAATGAATTGGGATTTAGAGGAGCTTCTCCAAAAAAGAAAGGATTTAAAATAATGAGTATTGGTTGTTCTCATACCGAAGGTATAGATGTATATGACCATCAAACCTGGCCGGCTCAACTATCATCTTTAATATCAAATTCCGTTGATGTAAATTTGGGAATAAGTGGTAGAAGTAATGATTATATAGCAAGAAGTATTTTAACATATGCAAATGAATTCAAACCTGATTTGATTTTAATTATGTATACTTACCCAAATAGAAAAGAATACTATACCGAAACTGGTGGAATAGAACCATATCATCCAAACCCTTGGGGATATTTTGATGAAGATAGAGAAGGTAGATTAGAATGGGCAGGTATTGTAAGTTCTTCAAATGAGCAAAATGATTTAATGAATTGGTATAAAAATCATATGTTAATTACATATTATTTAAAAGATATGGGTATACCATTTTTATGGAATGGAACATTTGTAGGAACCGATTACAAAGATGAAAATAGATTTGATGGAAACTATCCTCCCCTAAAAGATACACACCAACACGCAACATATTTAGAAAATAAAGAATATGCTCAAAAATTATATAAACATTTAGAAAAAATTGGTATTATCAAAAATTAGTCGTATATTAGTAAAACAAACATAAAACATGAACAAAAACAATTTATTAAAATTCATTCAAAAGTATTCACTAGGTGGACTTATTGAATCAGTAGCGTGGAACGCAGAAGGAACGAAATTATCAGTTAGATTTATTTCAGATGACAAAACATTATTAGGTGAGGTAGAGTTTAACGCTTACACATCAACACCAATGAATGTTGGTATTTACACAACATCATTATTAAAAAATATGATTGGTGTATTAGACAACGACTTAACATTGAAAGTTGACAAAGCAGGTGATAAATCGGTATCATTAAAGTTATCGTCTGACGAAACTGAAACATCTTATCAATTAGCAGACTTAGGAGTTATTCCACCTGTACCAGATTTGAAGCAATTACCTGATTTCAATATTGATATCGAAATGGCATCAACTATGATTGACAAATTTATCAAAGCAAAAGGTGCATTGAGTGATGTAGATACGTTTACAGTATTTACCGAAGGTGGTGATTTAAAGATGGCAATTGGTTATTCTTCAATTTCGACAAATAGAGTAACATTTACCGCAACAAAATCATTTGATGATATTGTTAAACCAATCTCATTCTCAGCAAAATATTTAAAAGAAATTCTTACTGCAAATAAAGAAGCAACATCTGCAAAATTAAAAGTATCAACCGATGGTTTAGCAAATGTTCAATTCCAAATCGATGACTTTATTTGTAAGTATTATTTAGTAGAAATCTCAAATTAATAAAATGAAAGAACAATTAGAATTATTCCCAACAGAAGTTGGTTATGAATTATCCCCACAAGAGGAATTACAACAACAAGAAGCGGGTAGTATTGATACAACAGAAATTAATGTACCTGAAGCACAACCAATTCAAGATGCTGAATGGTGTTTTCAATTTTTTAACAATGAACCAATTGTATTTGCATGGTCAAATGAAGGCGAAGAACCAGCTCCTTTGATTTTACAATTACAACCAACAGAAGGTGAAGGATTGAATTTTCAACAAAACGGAATGACTTTTAGAGTATTCCCAAGAGAAATTAGTGAAGAAACAAAACAACAAAGAGCAGAACAAAATGCAAATCAAAATAAAGAAGCTTAGTCCAGAAGCAGTAATACCAACCTATGCAAAAGATGGTGATGCCGGTATAGATTTAGTTGCAACATCAATGAAGTTTGATGGTACACAAATCACATACGGAACAGGATTGGCAATGGAAATACCCGAAGGATTTGTAGGATTAGTATTCCCTCGTTCATCCATTCGTAAAACCGATTTATCATTGAGTAATTCGGTAGGTGTAATTGATAGTGGATATAGAGGTGAAATACAGGCAACATTTAATCAAAGGTCATTATCATCTCAAAGTGGTAGTTTTGTATATGGTGTTGGTGATAGGATTATGCAAATTATAATTATCCCACACCCCCCTATCGAATTTAAAGAAGTAGATGAATTAACAAACACCGAAAGAGGCGAAGGCGGATTCGGTTCAACTGGAAAATAATATGAGTTTTTTCGCAAACGAAAACAATAAAAAAGAACATAGCTTGTGGGTGGAGAAATACCGTCCACAAACTCTTGCTGACTATGTTGGTAATGAAACCATCAAAGAAACAATTCAGCAATATTTAGATGCAAATGACATACCACATTTATTGTTGTATGGAAAAGCGGGTACGGGTAAGACCACACTTGCTAAACTAATCGTAAATAAAATCAAATGTGACTTTATGATTATCAACGCATCGGATGAAAACAATGTGGATACTGTTAGAACAAAGGTTAAGAACTTCGCATCATCAGTTGGATTTGCAGGTTTCAAAGTAATCATCTTAGATGAGTTTGATTATATGACACCAGGAGCACAAGCGATTTTGAGAAACTTAATGGAAACATTCAGTAAGCATTGTAGATTTATCTTAACCTGTAACTATATTGAGAAAATTATTGACCCTATCCAAAGTAGATGTCAATCTTTCGCAATCACACCTCCGACTAAAAAGGATGTAGCAGTTCAGGTAGCAAAGATATTAGATGCTGAAAAGATTAAGTATGAACCAAAGAATATGGCTGATGTGATTAATTCATATTACCCAGATATTAGAAGGATACTTAATACTTGTCAATTACAATCTGCAAAAGGTGAATTGAAAGTAGACCATAGAGTAATGGTTGAAGCAAACTTTGCAACTAAACTTATTGAATTGTTAAAGGAATCCGATGACAAGAGAAATATGTTTATGAAAATTAGACAGGCAGTAGCAGACAACAAATTAAACGACTATTCGGAAATGTATACAATGTTATACGACAAAGTAGACGAATACGCAACCGGAAATGTAGCAAATGTAATTTTAACAATTGCAGATGGTCTTTCAAAGGATGCATTAGTAGTAGATAAAGAAATTGTATTTATGTCTACAATTATACAAATATTAAACATTATAAAATAAAAATTATGCAAGAGCAAATGAGTCAATTACCGCCGAATTTCAATTTAAATGACGCGAGAGATATGGATTGTGAATGTGGTGGAAAGATTTTCTTACCAGGTTACAGATTCAAAAAAATTAGTAGATTATTAACAGGTGCACCAAAAGATTCGGTTATGCCTATTGAGTTGTATGTATGTGCAACATGTGGTAAACCTTTAAATGAATTACTTCCACAAGAATTACAAGAAACCAAAATCATAGAATAATGGCACAAAAGTTATTTGACCATATTAATGCAATAACTACCATACAAGACCCAAAGTATTTTGATAAACTTAGTGATGAAGATTTAAAAACTTGGAGTAACTTTATGATTAATAGATTTTTATCAATGAAGCCTGAATGGGTTGAATTGATTGCATCTATATTACCCCTAACTCAAACTCTTTCTCCAAAAGAAATGTATAGTTTGTATATTAATGTTATTCCAAAGGGTAAATACTTTTTGAAATATATTAAAGGAAAATCCGAAGATAAATACGAACAATTTATAGTAGACCT